TGTAATACTGCTAGTAACTTCTCATATTTAGTTTTATGAAAGTTAGAAGCAAATATATTCTGAATTTCATTCTTTACAGACTTTATAGTCTCTTCTCTCCACTCTTCGAATAGTTCAATAGCGTATTTAGAATCCTGTAAAGGAACTCCACTTCTAAGGAAATGGTTCTCTGTTTTTAGCATATACTCTCTTATACTATTACCTACTGCATCTTGAATTATACTCTTTAAATGGTCATGATTTCTAGCTTTTACTGCTTTAGTTATAACATGTAAAAATGCATTTCTTACAGCATCTAACTTGTAATTCATAAAGTCAGAGAACATTCTACCTTTAGTTACATCTAATTCACCATCAGTATAAAAGACTACTTTGTCAGTTAGTTTTCTTACATCTTTAATAGTATCAAATACATCATGATATTGTAATTCTTTAATCGCTTCGTTTTCTTTATTCGTAAATACACTCTGTCCCCATTTCTTTAGAGTACTAGGGAAGTATGCTTTTATTACAGCCCAGAACATAAGCATTGATAATATTACTATTACACCTATTACGTTCCATATTGGTGCATTTAGTATTTCCGTTAATAATTTTGTTAGTTCCATAGTTTCTAATGTTGGTATGGCGTGTCCGTTAGTTTTTAGTTTTGTTAGTCGTTATTTTCTTTAAGTATTCTTTCAACTTAATAATATTCTCTGTTTTAGCTTTATATAGTTTTTTCATAATAGGAGTAAGTAATACCCCTGTATATTAAACAAGGGTATATGTTAAACATTTATAGAACAAATCCTGTATATTGAACATCTCTATCAGGATACATATCGTTATCTTGATTAGAAGTATACTCTGGATATAATGTACTATTGTAATTCATAAAATCTATGAATCTTCTAGTATAAAAATCAGCAGTATCAGTTACTTTAGCAGTTAGTAAAGATATTTCTTCTTGACTAGCTTCGTTAGTATTCTCAGGACTTCTTTTAAATATACCACCATTAGATACAGTATAAGCAGCAAATGGAATGTAATTTGCTTGAGTATACCATATCAACATTGGCTTAATATAATCAGTAAGTAATAATTTATAATCAGCATTTTCAGCATCAGCTAATGTATTATCTACAATTAGTTGTTGCATTTTCTTATATAATTTACCACCTAAATAATTTTGAATAGCAGTATCTTGTGCAACTTCGATAAATTGAATTATTTTATCTCCATCTATATTACCACTTATTATTGACTTACGCTTTAAGTCTTTAACATTTATAAATAGTGCTTTCATATTATTTTCCTTCTTCTTTAGTAGCTTTATCTTGGTCTGCTGCTTTCTCTCCAGTTTCTTCTTCTCTCTTGATAGCAGTTGATATATTCTCCATAGAAGTAAATTCTATTGGTTGAATAGTAACAAAGTATAAATCTAGGTTAATTTTATTAAATGCAAGTATTTCTTCAAAACCATCTAATAAACCATCTTGTAATGGCTTAATAATTACGTTATCCATCAATACAGCAGCAGTTCTTAATTCTTCAGCATTGTTACCAAATCCAGTATTATCTTTAATACCTAGTAATATTGGTGATACAATACCATGACCTAACATAATTTTCTGTGTAGCTTCATCACTCATAAATTGATATTGAGCATGAGCATCAGGTAAATGTATTGGTTGAATATCAGCAGCAGTTTCTTGTGAATCATTAAAAGCTAGTATAAACTTACCAGCATTAGATGAACCTGAAAACTTGTCATATATCTTTCTTTCAATTAACTCTTGTGTTTCAGCATTAGGTACTCCATTATTAAAGTTCATTAATAAAGTAGGTTGTAATCCTTGCTTAATATTGTTAATATGATAGTTAGATACTTCTTCTTCTAGTGAACAGTATTGTAAACATCCAGTATAATCAACTGGAGAATAGTAATAAAATCCACTTCTATATGGTTTAAATATATATAATTCTACCTTTTGACCTTTAGTTCCATTTCTGAAAGTAGGTATTCTTTTAGGTGAATCACTATGTTTTAATTCAGACCACTTAGGATGATAATAATAAGCTCTAATAACCCCTTTAGAATCACATTTTTCAGCTCTCAATGTTTCCATTGGGTGATGAACTATCTTAACTATTTTAGTTTTAGATTTATTATATATTACTTGTACAGCAGCTTGACCTAACATCTTATAATCATGTGCTACTCTTTTTACTTCTCTTTTCTTAAGAAGTAATTTCATCTTAGCATGTTGCTCAGGGAATAGTTCTGAATCAGTACACTCTAATCCTCTACCAGCAATCATATCTACAATACCATTAATACATCTACTATTAGTAGGTGAACCAAGATATCTTTCTATAAGACTATCAAAGTAATCGTTATTTTCACCGTAAGAAATCCATTCCTTACCTACAACTTCTTCCACCTTTGGAGCTTCGTAACCTGATAGGTTTAACATTCTTACATTAGTATTATTATTTTTCATATCTATTATTATATTATATATTTATATAACGCAAAAAGTGCGTTTTTGTCTGCTATAAACAAATTCCTGTTGCAAATACTTTACCAGATGAATTTACTTGAACCCAGTCATAAGAAGCACCACTTATTTTATAGTAACCACTACTTAATTTTGTAGTTAATGAAATGTCAGAATAAACATAATCATTCACTTCAACGTAAGAAGTTGTTCCACCAGAACTATTATCATGGTAATAAGTTTGGTTGATAGAGTTTTGGCAAGCATTGTTAGAAGTACTAGCTCCAGTACTACTACTAAATGATATTGCAGTAACAGCTGAATAACCGTAAAAGTCACTAACAGCATCTGGTTCACCAAAACCAGCATCATCAGACATGCTACCTAATGAAACATTAGATAGCGTATCTCCTAGCTCGTTAGCTATATCTTCTAAACTTATTTGACCACTTGATTGTAAAGCCATATTTATTTATTTTTTACAGTCACATGTTGAACATCCACATTCTAGTTTTTCTATTCTAGCGTATAGTTCTTTATTTGACTCTATTAGTAATCCTATCATTTTTTGGTAATCTACAGTTTTAATTGTATCACCATTCATCATTTCTTTTTCATGAACTAAATTAGGTAACACTTGTTCAACTTCTTGAGCAATTAATCCTATTTCAGATTTACCTTTTCTAGAACCTTTATTCCAGTCATAAGATACTCCTCTAAGACCTTTTACAGTCTTTTCAACGTTCTCTATCGTTTTTATATTATCCTTCATAGAAACGTCTGAAACAGTAGTAGAATAGGCTATAACATCACCATCTACATGTAAATCTCCAGCAGTAGTTAATCTCATCTTATTACCACCTGAAGCTCCATCCCAATCGTGTTGACCTTCTTGAGTTATCTTATATGCTTGACCTATACCACTTGTTCCACCAAAGTATATTCTAAAAGCATCTGCATCTGTTCTTAATGTATTTAATGCAGAAGTACCTAATTCAAATTGCATACCTAAATCACTAGTAGCGTCTAAGTTACCAAATGTACCACTAAACTTTACAGTATCACTAAATGTTTTAGCACCACCTACAGTTTGTGTACCTGTAGTTAATACAGCTCCAGTTAATGAATCTAAGAAACCAGAATCATTAGTTAACTCACTTGTAGTAGTTGGTATAGTGCCAGTAGCATAAGTAGAGGTATCTACAGAACCATCTGCTTTTAAGAACTGTGAACTTGTTCCACCGTCTTTAATAAATGAATTAGCTGTTAAATCATTTGTAATATCAACATTACCATCAGTACCTATCCCCATTACAGCAGAACCGTTATTCCTCCATCCGAAAGCAGCAGCAGCCATATTTACAGCCTTCCATTCATTAGAATCATCACCTATAGTTATATCACTTGAGCCATCAGTAGTAGAAAACACAGATAAAGCTCCAACAGATTCTATTTCACTTCCAGTAGCTTTATTAAGCTTCATAATTCCTCCTGACAAAGTAACTGTTGTTCCATCATCTGTTATAGAAGAGTCTTCTATATCACTACCACCAGTAGAGAATTTAGATAATTTATTAACAGTACCAGTTCCACTTACAGTACCACTTCCAGATGGACCTGAACTAACAGAACCATCAGCCATTAAATACTCTGATGAAGTACCACCATCTTTGATAAAGGAATCTGCTGTTACATCTCCTGAGAAAGT